CTTCCGATCTCCTAGCTCTGTAATAAATTTAGTACCAGGTCTTCTTGTAACTCCACCTTGTGGTTGACAAATAACATTCTTAGCACGTTCTAATCCATTTGCATAAGATTGTATGTCAGTACGTGATCTGACTAATGGATCTAATTCACCACTAGTAAAATTAGTTTGTATATTAACAAACCTTGCCATTAGTATCTCACATTAATTAATGAAAAATCTTGTAATGAATTTGTTGGATTTCCTTGACCATCAATATTCATAGCTTGTCGCATATAACCCCCTCGACCATTTTCACCTGGTGTTCCTTCAGCAATAGTTCTCCAATAATCAGTTTTTTCTATTTGATCTGTTATTGGTAAAGCTAAGTGCCAAGCCATTTCATATTTTAATAACTGAACAAAAAAATGTGGTAATGCATATTCAGGTACATTATATTGATAATCAACATATACTTCTTTGTAATTAGTTAAAACCTTATCACCTTGAATACGATATTCACGTCTAGGTGAAACATTAGTACTATCACTATCATACAATGCACGAGGTCTACCAATCATGTCAGATGGTAGTTGGTATTCATATTTGTATTCGTTTTTAGGAGTTGTAATTAATCTAGCTAATTGCACTTTCTTAAATGAAAATGTCCATGGATAACTAGCTAGTGTTTTGATTTTAACATCAGGATAAATGCGATCACAAATATTAGATTCATCAGTACCTTCTGTAAATGAAGATATAGGATTTGCTCCAAGCATCAATAATGCATCAGAACATATTTTAATATCGGTATCACCTGTAGCCATCTGTTTTCCTTTATTTGTGCAAATAGACGGAGGCATACACCCCCGTCATATTGCAGTTTACAACTTAGTCAGCATCAGCAACTGATAATGCTGTACCGTCAGATACGTCAACAACACCAGAGGCATTAGAAAGTACAGTAACTAATGTTGATGTAGGAACAGAAGCATCCCATACATGAATTAAGTCACCTACTTTTAATACTGTTGATGCACCGTTGAAATAACCAGCAGTATTGATGTCAGCAATAGCATCAGTACCAGGTGCTGTGTAGCTCCACATTTGAGGAGCATTACCAGCTTTAGACTGTCCGCCTATAGGCTGTAGATTGTCTTTATTATAAGCCATGTGTTATCTCCTTATTAAGCTTCACGACATGTGAGTTGAACAATACCCTCTGCATCAATCGCTACAGCAGTAGCAGAAAGAATAGTATTAACTAAGAATGAAGTTTTTTCAGGAACATAGTTAATCTCTGTGCGAGGAGCGATACCTTCAGCATAACCAACTGCATCTTTGTGGAATGCCCAGATAGTTCTGTCTAAAGAACCATCAACAGCTAAACCACCTTCAGTTCTATCGCCAAGTACATGGAATTTGAAACCGAGGTATGTATCGATTTCACCAGATACTAAAGCTTTGATAGAGTTGTAGTCAACTGAAATTGCTTCGTTGTCACCTAATAAGCCAGCTAATGAATTAGCATGAATTACCATGTGACGATCTTGTGGAGGAACATTGTTCTTATCCATAAGTTTTTTAGCTTCACGTAGTTTATCTACGTTTAGGTTAGTGTTAGCACCACCAATTGAGTTAGCAACTGTTAGTGATGTACCTGAAGCTGTTAAAGCATCAATGATTAATTGATCTTGTCTTCGACCGATAGCGTTAGATAAAACTTGTACTAACTCTTGTCTTTCGTCAAAGTTTACTTTTTGTTGCATGAAGATGTCAGAATACTCTGCAGCGTTCCAATCTTCTAGTGTTGCTGTAACTTGTGAAAAATCCACGTTTAAAGGTGTTACGTCAGTTTGTGGCACACGAAGCGTAGCTGCGCCTTTACCAACTTTAGGAAATTTCACTACTTCGCCCTCAACGCCTTTACGTTGTCTAGTAGCACCAACTAATTCAGCTTTAGCTTGGTACGCCTGTTTAACTTCGGCATCAAAGAGCTGAATAAAAGCATTAGATAATCCAATAGCCATTATTGTCTCCTTATAGTAATTAATAAAAATAAATTAATCGCTGTGGTATGCCAGGAAATCTGGGCCGGTGCTTGCTATTTACGATAGCCATACGACAAGGTTACTTGCGTTAAGGGTTGCATACAGAATAGATGCAATAAGCCTTATCTCAGATTTTATACCAAGACAAGGCAAATTGCAATAAAACTACGAATAGTTTTGAGCGAACGCTCTTTCTACTTTTTGACGGTAAGAAGGGTCAGTTTGATATCTAGGATCAGCTACCATTTGATATAGCTCATCTTTAGATGGTGCGCCTTCTACTGGTGTTGTTTCTACAGGAATACGTCCTTCATATGAAGATCTTAGTTTCTCTAATGCAGCAATACCTTTTGCAGTACCACCCATTATTTTAAACTCTTCAAAATCATCTTTAGACCATACGCCTTTGTTAACCAAGCTACTTGCCCATTTTACCATGCCATTAATACGTGCTTCGGCATTTGGACCAAGTGCTTTTCTTTCTTCATCTAAGTTTTGCTGAAATGCTTCCATGTTATTATTTTGCATTTCAACCACATTACCAACTAATGCATCAAAAGCAGATTGACTAATGCCATACTCTTTTGCCCAATTAGTGACGTGTTGTCTTACAGGATCATCTTCAGGAATCTGACCAAATGCAGATGTATCGTATTTGCCATCTTCAGGTACTTTATGTTTTCCTTGTGAGATTTGCTTGCGTAGATCCATCCATGACTTTGCAATGCCTTCTAGATCAGGTGCAGATTCTTCACCTTTCCAAAAGTTTTCGGGCCACCAATCAGGTCGCTCCAATGGTTCATCATCTTCACCTTCAGGTTGGTAATCAGCTTGTGCTTCTACCTCTGCTGGATCACGATGATCTATTTCTACTTTTTGTGGATCTACATCACTAGCTTCTTCGACTTCTGGAGTTGCTCCATCGAGTAAGCCAGTAGACTCTTGAGTTTCCTCTTGAACACTAGGCTCGATTGCTTCTTCCATTATAATTTCCTTGCTCTAATTACCCTTGCTTCTAAGTCTCGAATTATACTATTCTGCCCTTCACGGTAGTAAGCATAGCTTGAGTCGCTTCCCGGCAAGGCAACAGGTTGCTCTAATACAGCTTGTCTTAACCACTGCATTAGCTTTTGTCCGTCTTCAGTACCTAATACCCTAAGTACTAATCTATCAGTATCATCTCTTTGTTGATTAACATCTCTAACGTCAAGCGGTAAAGCTTGTTCTAAATCATCCCATCCCGGCATATTATTCTCCTTGTGTTGCTGCTTGTGCTACTTGAGCTACTGCTTCAGGATTTTCTTGTGCCATCTCCATCATCTGTTGTTGTTGCATTGCTTGAGCTTGTTGTTGCTCAATCATCATTCTTTCTTCAGGAGTAGGTCTAAGTTTTTGAGGAACACCTAATTTTTCTGCAACAAAATCCATCATCTCTGCCATCTTAATTGACATCATTGGATTACCTGATTGTTGTGCAATTTGTGCATACTGTAAAACATTTTGTACGTCTTCCATGTTTTGTGCCATAGCTAAAGGAGCAACTGGTGATATTTTAATTTCTAAACCATTTACCTTTAATGGTAATGTTACAATACCTTTTTCGTCCATGACTTCTAATATCTTAGATACTAATGGAATCATTGTTTCGTTAATCAATCGACCAAATGCAGAACCTAAATTTTGTGACAATTCTTTCATACGCTCTACAACTTCTGTTGCTGATCGAGCAGACATATTGTCAGGTGGTAATGACTCATCAAGCAAAATGCGTTTAATATTTTGACGTAAATCATTCATAACAATATTAGATACATTAAAGTCACCTGACCTTGGTAATGGTCTAAGTGATTCACCTTGAGGACCACCATTACGAGCAACAGGAATAATAGCACCCGGCATAATCTTCACAGTATTAGGATTCAATACACCATCATCCGCAGCAGTATATACACCACTAATTGCTAATGATGCATTCTTTAAAACTAATTCTAATGTTTTGTTTAGTGTTTTTACGTCAGGTAATGCAGTAATTAATGGACCACGACCATAGATTTCACCTGCAACTTTAGCATAACGAGCAACAACCCATGGTGATGTTTCCATACGTCTGTATACAAGTTCTGTCTTAGATTCTTTATGAATTACATGGTAGCAATAGTCACCACGCTTTTGATCA